GCCCAATCAGCACCATCGAGCTGATCGACGTTCAGGTTAGCCACCTTGGTTGTCGATGCAATGACAAGAGGTGCTGTACCAGTGGCTAATGTAGATGTAACCTGACCGGATGCACTCACCGTGGTAAATGCTCCCGCTGCGGGTGTGCTACCACCAATAGGTGTGGAATTCACGGTACTGTTAGTAACAGCAACACCATCAATCGTACCACCAGTAATCGCAGCAGCAGCGTCATCTGTCTTGGTGGCTACGGCTACAGCAATATTAGTGAACTCAGCATCAATCTCTGTGCCGCGAACAACTTTGGCAGGGTTTCCACTCAGTAAAGAGTCTTTGGCTGCAAAGTCCGTCAGTTTGGTGTAATCAGTCATTAGATTCGCCCCTCTTTACCGTAAATTTCAATCTTCTGGATTGCGAGAGCATACTGGTTTACCAGAGCCTCAAAACCCAACTGTGCTAATTTTCCCGAACCTGATGCATTAATATCAATACGATTCAGCATCACATTAGGATTGTACTCATCAATACCATATTCCGAAATACCATATTCAGCAAATGACTGAACAGTAAGTGACCTGGAATCAGCATTAACTGCGTAGTTGTAGTCAAAACCCCACTTAATCACAACAGGTTGACCTCGTGCACCGATTAATTGATATACAAGTTTCTTGAGAATAATCAGTGCTACTGGTTTACCAAAGTCCAACCATGATGTGTAATACACCATACGATATTGAGTACCGTTGTCATCGTATCCAGAATACAGACCCAGATAACCTGTCTGACCCAGATACAACTGTCGGGATTGGGTTTGTAGATAACACTTCGGTGTGATATTCGTCCATGTTGTCGTGCGGGATGACCCGTCCTGCAACGGAGAACGCATGTCAAAACAGTATGTCACACCACGGTTCTTGAACGTCAGAAGATAGAACAACTCATTTGGAGAATACGCTGAGATGACCTCATCACCATTCTCGATATCAACATATTGCTGAATGTCATCATTGACGTTACGACTGACAGTGCGAATGGGTGCAGACTTTTCCTGAACCACACGCATCAGTGATCTGACACCACTATCAGACAAAAAGATCACATCCTCACCCGTGGACTGTACGCTGTCCCTGACCACGCACCCAATATTGTTGATACTGTCACTCAGTATCATCGTGGTCGGGTCATCTGCACCAGAGTAGATGAGTATCTGACGATGACCAAAGATGAACAGGAAGTTGTTATGTGCAGCTAGTGCCACGATCTGATCACCACCACTAGGCCACACACCTGTCAAGTCAAGACTACCCGCAGTACCAGTGGACCACACTTGGGTAGTCAGTGTATCTGTCCAGTAGATCGTGTTCTTATTGCTCGTTGTGTCAGCAGCCCAGATGCGACCATATGCGCTGACAACACAGTGAGCCTGTGGTGCAGTACCAGCATAGCTCGTTTGCTCGGAGATGCGTCGAAACGTGGTTGTAGATACAGCAGGGTCATAGACCAGAGGGTCATAACCACGTTGGAAGAACACGAGCCTATCGTTGAGTGCAGCAGTCTGCCATAGGTTCGTTGTGATCGTGGGTGCCACACCTCCACCACCATAGGTCAACTGAACCAGTGCACCACCAGATAGTTTGAACAACTTACCATTACCAGCGCACAGAATGGTACTTGTACCATCGTTGCGGATTAGTTCAGCAGCGCACTCAACAGCGTTACTGCCGAGATCAACGCTGGATGAGTTTGCTGGCACCCACCCCTTGCGAGATGAAATACGACCCGATTTATCAATAACACAGTTACTTGCCTCCAATGCGAATCGTTCGTCCATATCGGACGGAGAATCCTGAGTATTCAACCCATAGAAACCAGGAGCAGTTAACGCGAGTGGAGTAAGTGGTTGTGCCATTACACAGCTTCCCAACAATCGTTCTCAATCGAACGAGTTGATTCTAGTGCAATTAGATCACCAAGGATACCCTTATAAAGCCCATAGGCTTCACTGGAACCCAAACCACCATCTTCACCACGCTCCACAATAGCACGAGCGTAAGCACATGCTACAACGGCTTCTGAGGGTACTAACAGTACATCAGTATCTGCCACCAGTTTGACTTGAGGTACTGTAGCATTGACACTCAGAGCATAGGCTGCATCTGGTGTTGGAAATATCTCAATCTTGGTGTCAGTACCATCATTACCCGCCCATGCGTAATAGGTCGGTGAACCCGTCTGCACAGTGGTCAACTGATATTGATCTTGAATCCACTTGGCAGGTTTGTTGATGAGTCGAAACTCTTTACCAGTGGTCGTACAGTTAATCGTAACGTCTTTTTGTCGTGTACCAATACCAGTTACCGTATATACAGTCGTATTTGGCACCACACTCACTGAGATAGTGGTACTCAATACTTCCCAATTCCAAGAATCTTCTACCTGACGCTTGGCATCGTTGACATAATGACCGATAAGCGTAGAGTACGCTGTCTGATTGATTGTCGAGACAGTGTTCTCACGCAGTCGAGCTAGGACTTCATTGGTAAGTTCGAGGAATGTCATTGTTGTTCTTCCTTGATGTAAGGTGAAAATGCACCAGTTAGAAGTCCTGCTTGTGCACTTACAGGTAATGCTTTTCTTAAATTGGACAACTCATAACTAGGAAGTTTACCTTGAAGCATCCCTCGTTCAGCCAAAGCTGGAGCTACAGCACGTGCCAAAAGCGGAGTTGCACCCAAGAGTGATGCACCACCTGTAGCGGGGGCAGCACCCAAACTTGTTAAACCTGCAATCAATTCCCAGCGGCTTGCTGTAGGAAGGTCTGCCTTGCTGATTGGTTTCGTTACATTTTTAAAAGTATTTGCAAAATCAGCAGCTATTTTTAAATTATTGGAAACAAATCTTTTATCTTTACCGTACCTGCCAACAACGGATGCAAGTTTCTGAGGGTCAACTAGTCCATCTGCCATACGAACAGAATCAATAATATCTATTTGCGAAAGTTGTTTCCTAGCATTACGAAATGATTCCAACACACCTGTTTTATTTTGTTGTTTTAAAGATTCATCTACTAAATCTTCATACATATTTGCTAATTTAGAACTTGTCTCAGCTTTTGCCGCTTTACCGGGGTCACCGGTCATATCTTTACCAAATGTTCTAGCGTCTTTTCGTAATTGACGAACTTTAGCCATCAGAATACTAGGATCAATATCTGGTGATTGAAGTTGTTGACGAAGTAATTCAATTGGTTCAGCAAGTGCTGCAAATGTTTTAGGGTCTTGTGCGAACTTGGCTTCCATAGGTTGAAGAAGTTTATTTACTTCAGCCTGAAACACTGGGGTAATTTGCACATTACCTCCCAATGCCGTTTCCACTGCTTTATAAGGTTGCCCAAGTGATTTGGTTCTAGCTGCAATGTCAGCATCCGATATTGCACCTTTAGGTAATCCAACATCCTCAGCTAACTTATTTGTTATCACTGAACGATTTTTAATTGAAATTGCAGCATCTGCTCCACCCACTCTACTTACAGTTTCTGAAGCGAGACTTTCAGCAGGTGCCACCAACCCCATTTTTTGACCCTGCTTGCGAATTTGATTTCTCAAAGCTTCGTTTGCTGCTTGTGTGGAAAGTTGTGTGGCTTTTGCGACATTACCCGCTTCCAAAGATGCTCTTACTTTTGGTGCACCTTTAACACCAAGAAATCCCACGCCTTGCAAAGCAGCTTCTTTTAAACCTGCTTGTGCTATAGGGTTATCTGTGACAGTAGATGCTAACTTTTCAGCACCGGACTCAATGGCACCACCAATGGGTGCCAATACGTTTTGAGCTACTGCCTGACCACCTTCTGTTCTAGGTTGATAGGTTAAGGCTTCCTGAACCTTGGCTTTTACAGCAGTTGGATCATTTTTACTGATACCCAAATAATCACTGGCAATTGCACCCAATCCGACTATATCGGAAATCGGCTTGGCGACCATTCCGGAACCCATTTGCATCATAGGTTCAACTACACCTCCCACTAGATTTGCAAGAAACCCTGACGATTTTTTAGGTGTTTCTGTTTTCATTGGAGAAGATGTGGGTTGCCATTGGCTAGAAGCAGCCTGAGCCAATTCAGCATCAGTAGCATCATCTGGCCCTTCTATTCTAAGAATAGACCTATCTGGTGCCTGTACTCGATATACCGCCATTATGGTTTCTCCTTACCCAATACTTTGAAAGTGCGACCAGGTTGTGAGGGTGTGGTAGGTGTAACTGTTATGTCAGATTTAGGTTTTTGCACACCCTTCAAATATTTATTTTCAATATTCTGAAGAATTGCTTCATTTGCCTCTTTTGACATTCCATCTGAACCAAGTGCTTCCAACCATGTTTTCAATTCAACATTTGAATTCAGTTGCGCTGAACCCATTCCGGTTGCCTGTTTGATGGAGTTCAACATTTGAAGTCGGAGTGATTTCAATTGATCACGTTTAGATTGGTCTGCTGTACCCACCGTTCTTCCCATTGCTTGACCAACTCCCGATGTCGCTATCGAAGTTAATGTATTGGCAAGAGCACCACGTTCCGTTGACGTAATTCCCCCGCTTTTACTCAGATCACCGATGATGTTACGAGCAGCGGTGATATCACCTTCAAGACCTTCTTTACCTTCCTGAAGTGCTTTTTCTTTCTGACCGATTTTTTCCGAAGCACCTGCTATTTTCGACTCAATCCCAAGTTTTCTAATCTCAGCCATTAATTGACCTAACTGGAGTCGAGCAGCAGTGGCTTCTCTAGCAGCTTCAGCACGTTGATCAGCACTATATCTCGAATCTTCAGAACGTAGTCGAGCAGCTTCAGCAACTTGTTCTAGTTGCATCTTTCTCAATTCTGCATTTTGAGCTAATTGATCGCGCTTGAACTGCATGGCCTCTTTTTCTTGGAAATCTTGTTTCCGAGCAGCAAGCGCAGCAGATTGCTCATCCTTTTCAACTTCTTTACCTTTGAGAGCTAGCATGGTGGCTGTACGAAGATCACCTACTTTTCTGAATTGTTCAGCTTTAGCCAATAACCCTTTAGATGTACTGAGGTCAGTGTCACCTTCTGACATAACCTGTTGTGCCCGAAGTGCCTGCTGCTCCTGCGGATTCACGCCACCAAGCATCCCGGCAAGGGGTTTAGCAAGTCCAGCGCCAGCTTGGTACATACCCATAGAGGCACGTTCAAACGGAGCCATACGAGCATACTGCATGGCTTGCTGATTGATAGCTTCCTGTTGCTGTTGACGCAACTGGTCAGGGGATGGACCAAACAGACCATCAATGATAGAGTTAGCCATTACAGTGCCTTTCCAGTCATAGGATCAAACTTGTACTGCTGCATCGCAGACCCTGCACCACTCAACAAACTACCCCAAGGACTGTAAGCATTCGCTGGAGCCATCACACCAGCAGCACTTGCCATACCTGAACCGAGTAGATTGCCTGCGGTTGCAGCACCTGCTGTACCCTTAGCACCAATGTTGATACCAAGGTCCATGGCATTCTGTCCCAATCCCTCAATGGTCTGTGCACCACCAAGAGCAGTTTTGTAAGGATTGTAAGCAGCGCTCTGCACACCGTACATACTGGACAGCAGATCGCCACCAGTGCCCACCATACCAGCACCGAACTTAGCGTAGTCCATACCACCCTGAGTAGCTTGTGCAGCCAGTCCAAGGTCTTGCTGGCGCTGTGCATTGTAGTAAGCCTCAAGCATAGGGTTAGCTGCGCCCATACCCGTTGATGTAGCACCCGTAGCCAGTCCCATACGTCCTTGAGCTTGTAGCTTACTCATCAGACCACTGAGATCGCGTTCCCGACCCGTTGCCAACAGAGCCTGTTGGTCAGCCATGTACTTAGCGGCTTGCTCTTGTGGACTGGTTGCCAGATAACCTTGCCCCAATGCCATTGCGCGTCGAGCAGCTTCGCTCATGGGCGCAGTGGCACCCTGGGCACCTGTAAACTGGTTCAGTAGTCCACCTGATGCACCAAGCAACTGTTGCTGCTGCGCTTGCATCTCGGGGGTCAATGTATAACCCGCAGATATCAAGTTACCGTTAGCGTCGTAGCCAAAGTTTGATGAACCAAAGCCCGTAGTCACACCAACTGGTTTGAACTTGGCGGCATCTGCTGCAATCTGAGCGGCTTTGATAATTGCGTCAGATTGGGTCTGTGCGGCTTGCTGTGCAGATTCTCCTGACAGATAACCACCGAGCAGATTTGCACCTGTACCCAACAAACCAGCATAAGGCTGCAACGCCTCGGGCAATAATGATGTCAATCCTGAAGTAGTCATTGTTCCTCCTGTCCCACTTGTAGTACCTGTCAATCCACTCAGTCCTTCAAGTGCTGTACCCGTTAGTGCGGAGCCTGTGCCAAGTGATGTACCTAACGCTGGTGCTAGGTCCGTAGCACCTGAAAGCAACCCCGTACCACCACCCATAGATGTCAATGATGGTGTTGTAGTTGCACTCAGGCCCAGATTACCCGAACCTGCTGTCAATCCTGTGCCACTACCCATTGTGGTCACTTCAGGTACAGTGGTGCCAGTTAGTGCAGAACCTGTCTCAAGTGAGCTACCTAATGTCGGTGCAATATCCGCAGTACCACCTGAAAGCAAACCTGTACCACCCGTAGTCATTTCAGGTAACACTGCACCAGCAGTCTCACCTAATCCTGCAAGCGATGTACCCGCTAATGCAGAACCCGTTCCAAGTGTTGTGCCAAGCATGGGTGCCAGGTCAAGTGCACCTGCGGTTAAACCCAATGTTCCTGAACCAGCGGTCAAACCCAATGTTCCTGAACCTGCTGTGAGACCTGTACCACCTAAAGCACCGCCAGCAAGACCTTCACCCGCCAGAGTCCCAGCAGCCGCAGTTTCACCCAAGCCTGAGAGCATCGGCCCTAAGAAATAACCAGCGGTACCTAAAGCTAATAGTGTACCGAGATCACCGTAAGGACTTTCCCATTGCCATGTAGCGGGGTCAGATACTGGTACTAATCTACCATTTTGTTCAACATATTTGACATCAGCGTGAGTATCAGTCCCTTCCTGACCCATCATCGCACTCATATCACCACTGATGTCGTAATATGCGTAAGGATTTACCGTCATCCGTGGTGTCGGGTCTTCGCTATACGGATCTTGGGTGTAGATGAGTTCACCGGCGGGGTGATAAGTGATACCAGAGTTAGCTCCAGAAGGTGTCCATGTTTTACCCCCTAAGAGTTGAAGTGCGAGACTACCGCTTTGTCCTTCAGGACTATACCACCCACCCGCTTTTGTGGGATCAATATACGGGTCTACAGCACTATGGAAGGTAGCAGCATCGATAGCCCACGGATTGTCGTAACGTGATGTCAGGTCAGGTGCACTTATACCCATGGCAGCTTTAGCTGCCTCCTCATATTGTGTCCATAAAGGATTGGCAAAGAACGCTGTTTCACCAGTTTCACCGTCAATGACTCTAGTAGTACCTTGCTCGTAAGGATTGTTATACCATGACGGTAACGTATCGGCCATGATTTACTCCTGAAGAAATGACGGAACTTCCTGCTTCCGTCTTTTCAACACTTTTTCGACGGGCGTTTTTTGCGATTCTGTTTCGATGGTTTTTGGGGTTTCAACATCTTTAACCTCGATATAACCTTCATGCTTTCGCATCCCGATAATATCATTCTCATTAGTGAATGATACAAAGTTACCGCTGCGAATACATTTAAATTTAGTCATAAAAGTAACCCCGCCGAAGCGGGGCTATTTGATTACCAGGAAGGACGTCCGACGAGAATCTTGATTTTGGCACCAGTAATGGCGTCTGCTGCAAATTCAGCAACGTCAGCGTGGATTGTGAACAGAACAGTATTGGCAGAACCAATCGAGGCTCCGATAACCGCACCATCACCACCAGCGTCAAGATAGTCAGCAGTCAAGCTGCAACCGACAACCATGTCACCCAAGGCTACGCCGGGGACAGTCATGCTTACAGCCAGTGTGTCACCAATGGCTACAGCGTCTTGATCGACAACTGTACCTGTAACGGCCCACATTTCGCTAAAAGCACCTTGGAACTGCTTAGTGCCCTGTTCCACGCGATCTACAGTAATTGTATTTGCCATGATTTAATCCTTTGTTTGTTTGACTCTAGGAACCGAAGTCCCTAAAGTCAAACATTATTGTCAGCTCGGTACAACGAATGCAAGTGCAGCGTAGTCCCTCAGCTCTTTTACGCCATAGATCGTATCAGAGGTCACGAGAGTACCGAGGTATTCCTGCTTGTACTGAGACTGCGAACGGATGCCTTGCTGTTCAGCGTGAGCCATGGCATCTTTGTGCAGAATCATACCGGCACGATACTTGGTGATGGAACCCGAGATAGTCACAGACTCACCCAGAGAATCGGTGCCAGTTGTCGGAGTCGTGCTGGAGAACGACACAAACTGAGTCGAAGT